GATACTATGATACCAAACACCCAATCAGCTGAAATTGACCCGTTGGTTATTATTTCTGAATACATTTATTCTTCGGCTTTATTTATGGCTAATAACATTGGAGCTTTTGCAAGCACCGTTAAAGACTCCGATTTTTCAATAATGGCTTTTAAAATCTCAACATCGCTACGATCAATATCCAGCGTTCCTTTCTTATAAAGGTCAATAGCCCAATCATATAATTTTATTGAATTGCCTGAATTTAGATTTAATAGTAATGACGATAGTAATTTATTGGCCTCACAATTTGCCAATTCTGATCCGTCTATTGCTTTAAGATTGAATTTAAAATTTATAGTCATGGTTTTTTTGTTTATTGGTCTGATATGTTTACAAGTATTCCTTCCATAAAATTTTTAAGCTAATGCTCCAATTCTTTTTAATGCTGCTACTATTTTACCGCCTGTATATCCTCCCCACGTTGCTGTATCGTTTATAATACCACTTGTATTTGCAACAAATGCTGCTGCTGTTATTGCTGTTGTTGGTTGTACGTCAGGCGTAGTATTCCACAATCCTATTTTTTGAGATGTTGTTGTACCTATTTTTGTTCCTGTAGTAGTATTGAATACCATATTAATACCGTCTGCCCAAGTTGTATTACCATCATCTGCTATTGACCAAACAGCAGTTCCGTTATCACGAGCTAGAAATATATCAGCGGTGCGATCAGAATTGTCTGCAATCAAGGCGGCACTGGTAAGAGTAGGGAAGGTAGCATCTGCATTTAATCCAAAATACCCACCGACATGAATAGGAGATGTTCCGGTATTTCTTCCTAACCCAACCACGCCTATATTAGTAGCTGAGTTCTTTGCAGTTTGAGCCTGACCCATAACGCCCACACTTCTATCACCGCCAAAAGCGTGGCCAAACAAACCATAATTATGCCCCGTTGTGGTGGATCCAGATTGAGCTATACTACCAATGTTTCCAACTAATGTTCCCATAGTAGGAGCGGTGGTATTAGTTCCGGCAACTTGATTATTGAAATTTCCTGCTGATGTGGCAAAGCTTCCTGTGTAGCCAGCCAGCAACGCAATCCGCTGTGCTGCAATAATTTGACTTGAAGACCCCGCTGTTGTAAATTCAAAATTAACTCCAATACCGGTTGATGTTAATGTCGTTGGAAAAGTTGCAGTAATGTTTAACCAATTGTCAGTAGAGCTACTACCACTCAAAGATGAACCTGTAATAGCATATTTGCCTGTATGCGTAATTGCTCCACCGTCTGCCAGCAGCCAGATGGTAGAAGTGTTATCCATTAACCTGACTATTGGCGATGTTGTGGCTCCGTTGTCTGCTATTAAAGCTCCGCCAACTGTGGTTTGAAGGGCTGTGGCATCCGCCAGCAATCCAAAATATCCACCTACCTGAACACCGCTTGCCCCAGCATTTCTTGAAAGACCAACTACTCCATAATTTGTTGCACTTGCTTTATCTGTCTGCGCCTGCCCAATCACACCAACATTTAGATTACCTCCGGATGCCTGTCCCTGACCGCCATAGTTATGACCTGTGGTTGTGCTTACTGTCCGTGCGTTATAACCAGCATTGCCATAGATTGTACCCATCGTTGGGGCAACCGTGTTTGTACCTGCGGCAGATAGGATTGCATTGATAGCCGCAGTTGTTACTGAACCAGTATACCCAGCAGCATGTTCTACCCTGAGCGCCTGTTGTGACCCCGTACCTGTGCCAGCACCGGTGAATAAAAAATATACCCCGTAAGTATTTGTAGAGCCTCCTGTTGGGAAAGTACCCGTAATGTTAAGCCAGTTATCGGTAACACTTGACCCACTGAGCGATGTGCCAACAATACTCATTTTACCAGTCAAAGTAGATGTTCCACTATCCAGAACCAACAACCTATTTGTACTAGCACTATCATCTAATCTGAATAATTCAGAAGTAGTAGTGCCTCTACCTTTTGCTTGAAGAGTTGCTGTGGGGGTTAAAGTATTGATACCAACAAGCCCAGAAGCAACCAATAAACCATAATTTGTAGTGCCACCGCTTGCCGTTGCGTATAAACCAACATTAGTACTTGATGTTCCTGTTTTTGTATTTGAAAAATAACCCCCGTAAGTGGTTTGTGTACTTGTTCCATTCGCCCCACTTTGCAATACTTCAAACGCTTTTTGAGTGTTACTTGCCGCATCTGTTGCGGTGCTGTTAATAGTAACCCCACTACTGGCCCCAAGTGTTGTAAAATTAAATGTTAACCTATTAGCATTTGAACCTGCAAAAGCAAGATTAGCGCCTAAACTTTGGCCTGTTGCAATTAAAGACCATGCCCCTAATGTATTTGCGCTTATTGTTCTGGCCGCACTGCCATCAAACGTTGTGCCGCTGGCATCGCCTGTATTGCTATTGTTAAACGTTACCGCATTTGTTGTGGTACCGCCCCCACCGCTGGCGCTAATGGTTATTACCTTATCGGTTGTAACCATTGTTATGTTTGTGCCGGGCTCTAAAATTGGCGCTGTTTCTGTGTTATGGTATGCCATATTTTGCGGTGCTAATTTACAATAAAACTTCGGCCTACCGATGATGGCGCTGCCCCGTTATATATAGTTATGTGGGTTGTTAGCCACCCCTGTGAGCTGCCGCCTGTGGCCGTTACACTGCCATCACTACTAACATTTGCCTTTGTGTTGCATTCTAAATACTCTCCGCCTGTATTGTCTGATTGGTTGTTAGTATAACCGCTGGGGCTGCCGGGGTTGCCAGCATCATAATTAGCAATTAAAGCGCAAAGCGTTCTTTCTGTGCCGTTTACAGTAACGGCATCCCATGTAATGGTATCGCCATTGCCGCCATAAGGTGAATGGTTTTCAGACTCATAGCCAATATATTGCGTGCCCCTATATTGATACATTTGACCTATAAATGTGTTTGATCCGCTGTGGCCGCTGCGGCTAACGGCAATAGTGCCAGATTCTGAACCGCTTGCAATTTTGTAAAACGCATAACCAACGCCCACATTAGTAAATGGGGGCGTTCTTAAAATGCCGTTCATTATTTTAGTGAACCCCGTTGGCGTTGCAATGGTGCCCCCGCCAATGCTCATGGCCCATATTATCAAAAAATCATTGGCCGAAACGGTTGGATAGGTTACGTTTATAGAGCTGCCTGTGCCGCTGCCCTTTGTGCCTGCCGCTATATATGCCGGTGCCGCCATTAGCTTGTTCTCTTTATTCTAATAACTACCGTAACCCTTGTAACCGTTGTAATACTATCAACATTATACCTCAACCAATCTCCACGGGTAAATGATGTTGTCCAGCTGGATAGGGTTAAATCTTGGTTTTTTGTTGCCGTGCTTAACGTTGGTTTTTCGCTGCCCGTAACAGTATCGGCCACCGTTGGCGGAAAGTTGGCGTAAGTATCTTTCCAAATATCTACCACAATAGAGCCGCTTTGGTCGGCCACAATATCCCAACCCTGCACGGTGCAATTAAAAGGGATCATTAAATCTCCTTTTACGCCCGTTGTTATGGCGCTTCCGCCACCATCAATAATAAACTGAATGGTATCATAAGCCGTATCTATAAACAAAACACTATCGGCAACATCATCTGCAAATTGCCGCATATCGCCCTCGCTTATTTGGCGTGAGGTGTTATCCTCAAACGTGCCACCCGGCTGCGTTGTGTATGTTGTTTCAAAAGTTGCTTTGCTTAGTGCGCTCATTATTTTATGCGTTAAACCCTGTTGTAAAACCTGTAGTAAACCCTACCGCCTCGCTATAATCTGATAACTCCATTAATGATGATTGATAGGCATCATGCTTAAAGTCTATTTCTAATGAATTGGCAAAATATTTACTGTCATCATCCATCGTTTCATTTATGGTATCTATTGGCGTAAATAAAATATCGCCAATAAAAGAACCGTTAATCATGCGCCACGGCAAATTGTATTGGGCGCTGTACATATCCATATAAATTTGCTCAATGCTCTTGCGCTCTGTTATACCTGATCGTGACCATGTGGTGTATCCAACCCCATCAACATCGCGCAAATAGCCGCTGTAAACAATGCCCGCGCTTATTGCCTGATAATTTTCAAACCCCGCATTTTGAAAGTTTGCCGGTATATAAACATCAACATTAAACACCTGATCCAACCATTTACTAACCGGTGTTGCCACGGTGCCAGGCGTTAATAGTGTTTGCCAGTTTACCAATAAACTGCCATGATAAAGAATTTTGTTTAACACAAGGTTATTCTTGTTTTCCATGCTTTGCCTGTAAGCGGCAATTTCGGGCAGCTTTTTGCCACGGCTGTAAAATGTTAGGTTAACCTCATCAATAAATAAAGTAGTTGTTGAGGTGCCTACCGTTACACCGCCCACGCGTATCCATTGGCGATTACTATAATCAGTTGGTCTAACTATATGTATGCCATCATTAGTATTGGTGCTTTCTTGCAATTCATAATAAAATAAACTGCCCCCTGTTAAAACCTCAGTTCTATAACCCGTTGCTAAATCTACTGTTGGCTTTAATACTAATGCGGCAATGCTTGAAAACTCAGCATGATAGATATACGCGCAATAAACAGAAACAAATAAATCCCTTTCTGCCCCTCCAAATGGTGAGCTTGCTTTTATTGTTTTTTTGATATAGGTGTTATACTCTTCTGGCTTTACAAAGAAATTCACAAACTGCTCTACGGTAGTCCAATTACCATCTTCCATAAGATAATACCCGCCAAAGTTTATTTGACATTTTACTTTGCAGTATCGCGTGCTTGTTGATTGAGCGCAAACTACTTTATAATTCAATGTGAAATGAAGTTGATCGGAATTGAGCATAGACAAACCAATAACATCGCTAACTAAATAGCCGCCTGCCTCTGTTACCTCCATGCCAAAAGCAACATTATCATCTTCAATGGTTTCGCTGGTGCGGGTTATTACCGTGCCATTGTTTACCAACTCAAAGCCGGTAATATCTGGAACAGAACCTTCTAAAATGCCATTGCCTGAAATTACTGGCTGATTGTAAACAGTGTATTTCTTTAATTGAAAATTGCCGTTTTCTAAAAGATTATCTTTGCGGCCTAGATTATAGCTTAGATTAATCTTACCAAAACCTGAATTAATGATAAGCCCCTGATCTCTGTTTGCCCAAACTATACGGTTTGATTGATTGCCCAGCTTAACATCTTTTATCGGGTTATAGCTTGAATTGCTAACATAATCACCGTTAGTATCAAACACGCGATAATCAAAGGCCGCTATCCGTTCTTCTTTTCTTAGAATATTCCAATAGCCACCCCATTGTACTATTTCAGCGCCATAGGGCTCTAACATCCACGTTAATACATCAATACATGATGGTTTGGGGTTTATCAAATAGTATCTGGCTACATCTACATAAGCCTGATCTAAAGGATCATCCGCAGCGGTAGAATCCATCGTTACGGCATAGATATTACAGGCTGATCGTATTTGTAGCCCTAACCCTATCTTGTTTAAAATCCATGCAATGAGCTTTATTTGGCTGTATTGCCCAAACATCTGGTTTCCATCGCTATCGAGAAAAGACACATCGGCAAGGCTTGGCAGCCCACATGATGCAATGACCGATACAAAGTAAGGGGTAGAAATATATTGCTCCTGATATTGATTAGGTAACAGCTTGCCAAGAAAAACGGTTTCATAACCTGACCCAAAATCAACACTGTGTTTTATTCTGAACTTTTCAGGATCATTGGTAAATAAGGATTGATGTTGGTAGTTTGTTTCGCTAACTATTGAAACCTCAAGCTCACCCGAACTAAAGGAAAAAAATTTGTCTTTATCGCCTTCACCGCGCAGGCGGTATATGGTTGGATTATCAGAGCCTTTAACTTCTATAACGCTGCCCGCGTATCCATCTTGCAAAATTTCAGTTTTTTGGTGCAGGTTTGAATGCACCGAATAAAATTCAAGCCTGTTTAAAATGCCATAGGTTTTAGTTATGCCAATGGTAACGCTCATATTTGCCAGGCAGTTGGTAGAATCACGGGCAAATATTACATAGGTGCCCCGGCTAAGGCCTGTAAATGTGCCGCTAGTTTGGCCGGTGCCGTCATTATATTCAAAGTCTGCGTTTAGTTTGTACTTTACATTGGCGTTGCTGCCACTTGCTAAAACTGTTAAGGTGCCATCTAATGCCGTTGCACTGCTGGCATCTGTTATGGTTGCCAAAAGGTTAAACTGCAAATCACAAACGGTGTTAATAATATCGCACGATACATGATTTAGGTATAGCGTGTAGGTAAGGTAAGGAAACGCTGTTGCCCTTTGAAATTGTAGTAAGCTGGTGCCATCGCAAATTTGCCCTTGTACTATTTTTTCACTTTTGTAAAAAAAACTACTTTGCGCGTTGTAGGTAAAGAATAACGGTATGTCTGCGCCTGATGTTATTACAACTCCGTTTTTCTTAACAACGGGCAAATCAGTAGATGTATCGAAGTAGCAATCTATGGAGTCATCTTGAAGATATGTGCCATAAGGCGAATCTTCAACCCAAAGAATATTTAATAGAAGCACCTGCATTTTATCGGCCTCGTCTTAGTTTATTATCTTGGCTGGCGTTGCTAACAACGGCCACTAAATTACTGCCCCGCAAAAGTAATTCACCATAAAATTTTTGTTCTGTTTGGTTTGCGCCAATGCTTCTGCTTGAGTTGTTGCTAATGCCAGCCCCACCTCTGCCAGATACACTGCCGCTTGATATGTTGCCGCTGTTGAATGATTTAATGCTGGCACCAATTGCGGTGGAGACAGCAACAAGGGCAGCCCCTGCGGCAATGGCTGCATAAGGTTCGCCCATTGCGACATCAAATGCTATTTTAGCAAAGCCTAATGCAATTAATTGAGCGCCAAATTGTTTCCCAAAATTTGCAACGGCCTTAAGAAACCCTTTACCAAAATTCATATTACCACCTAACGAAGCGCCAATAGTTTCGGCCATGCTGGTAACGAAATCAGCGGTTGAGCTGCTTAGGTCAAGTTGAATATCATTTACCTCTGCGGCTGCACTTCTTACAGTTTCCAAAGTTTCCTCAATACCAGTTCCATCAATGCCTACTTTATCTGGCATTATTATGCCTTCTTGTCTATGTTCTGAAAGACTTGAAGTACTATGAATACTTGGAATACTTGGGAGTTCTCTTTTTCTAAAAGGAACAATTGCTAAATCTTCTAGTACCTTTTTTTGCTTTTCATATTGCTCAATTAAAATAGCATTAGCTTCTATTTTTGCCCTATCTGATAAGGTAAGTTTTTGGTTTTGCTCCGTTAGTTTCTTTATCGCATCGTTGTATTCTGTGATGGTGTCAATAACCTCAATTTGTTTTCTGGCAGCCTCGCCAAGAACCTTATTTCTATGCGCTAATGCCTCTGCCTCTAATGTAGCCTCATCTTTTACGTTAGATGATGCGTCTGCTACTCTTTGAACGTCTAATAATTCCTTTTTGAAATCCTTTGCCTTTTGGCCTATTAATCCAAGTTTTTCAATCCAGATATTAATGTATTGATCGGTAAATGATACCTTCCCCTGTGAAGCAATATCAATAAGGATATTTTTCAGCACAACTAAATGTTTGCTACCGTTCCCTAAATTCCCTGAGAACTGAGCCATTATTGAATTTAGTCTGCTAAGGTCTTCTGATAGAAGACTTGTTAATGCATCTATAACGCGTCCAAAAAAACCAGTTCCATTTGCAGACTCTCCAATCCTTACCTTTAGATTTTCCCATTCAGCATTAAGTCTTTGCATTTTCGTTGCCGCGTTCTCGCTAAACCCTGCCATGTTAACAAGGTTCTTTTCAGCTATACGGCCAACGGCCTCCGCAACTTGCCCAACCGTTGCGGCTTCTGTGCTTACGCCATTTAACTCAGCGCTCAATTGCGAGGCTGATATACCTAAGTTATCGAGGATAAGTTTAGACTTACGGCCAATACCAGTTACAATTGAATCAACCAAGTAATTAACGCTTTGCCCTGTTTGCTGGGCGCGTAACGTGGCAAACTGCAACAGGCGCGGCAATGCCTCCAAACTAATATCAAAGTTTGAAGCCTGCACCGCCCGCTTCATTAACTCAAGTTCTGAAACAGTACCACCCGTGGCCTGCTTTAATTCATTCATTAACCTGATTGAATTGGGCAGCCGCTCAAAGGCTGTTCTAACGGCCTCGGCCTCACCAGCCAGTTTGCTAACCTCAAGGCCAAAGGCCAATACCTCACGCACGCCAAAGGCAACGCCAATAGTACCTGCTATGCCCTGCAATTGAGAACCAAAGCCTTTTAGCTGGCCGCTAACATCTTTAAGGCCTTTGTTTAGTTCGGCAGTATTGGCCGAAATCATAACGGCCATGCGCGCTAAAATGCTATTTGCCATATTATCCTAACGGGTTTGAAATAGTTTGATAAACAATATCGCCATAGGCTTTAAGGCCGCCAATTTCAACATAAGCCTGAAACTGCCACTCGCCCGAATATGCAAAATCTGCATTTGTAAACTGGTAACTTAGTTTAGTTGTGGCCGTTACTGTGGCTGTAAAATAGCCACTTGCCCCGCGCGGGTTTTTGTAAAGAATGCGCGTAACGGTGGCCGATGATAAATCAATATCAGTATCTAACAGCAAATTGAAATAGCCTTGATTTTTAAACACGTTGCTCATACTAAAGAATTTTTATTTAGTGTTGGTGTTATGGTTGAGTGGGCACTGTTGCCGGTAGTGATTACCGTTCTTCTTGTTTTTGATGATGTGATTTCACTTCTAAGTTCTACCACTTCGGGGGTAAAATTTATAACGGCATAAGGCGCAAATCCAGATAAAACAATTGATCCGGTTTGTGGCAGTATAGATATGCCTCCGCCTGTTGCAATGCTAGCCTCATAGCCTGTTAATGTTATTGCCCCAACATTAGGATGAACATTTATTGAAATGTTTATTGTTGGCTGCTGACCTGATAATGTTAATGCCCCAACGTCAGCATTTACATTTAATGGCGTTTGTATTGTAGGGGCATATCCGTTTATAGTAATCTGCCCAACGCCTGGAAACACCCCGCTTGCGGTTTGTATGGTTGGTTCATAGCCTGTTAAGGTTAATGCCCCAACGCCTGCATTAGTGTTTACAGGTGTTTGTATAGTTGGCGAAAAACCCGTTAAGGTTAACGCCCCAACGCCTGCCAGAATGTTTCTAGGGGTTTGTATTGTAGGGCTAAACCCTGTTAAGGCAATAGCCCCAACGCCTGCGGCAACGTTTAATGGTGTTTGTATTGTTGCGCTAAACCCTGTTAAGGTAATAGCGCCTAACCCCGCCTGAATGTTTCGCGGTGTTTGAATTGTAGGGCTTTGCCCTGTTAGTGTTAATGCCCCAACGCCTGCATTAGTGTTTACAGGCGTTTGTATAGTTGGCGAAAAACCCGTTAAGGTAATCTGGCCAAATGATGGCTGAACATTTACAATGGTTTGAACGTTTGGGCTTTGGCCGGTAAGTGTTATTTGGCCTAACCCTGCCTGAACATTTATGGGCGTTTGTATTGTTGGCGCAAAGCCCGCAAGCACTAACAACCCTACACCACAAAGAACATTAACCGAATTAGCCGAATAATCTTTAGGCAAAATGCCCTGACCATCTCCTAATTTTGTTTGAAACTGACCATGTTCTAAGGTTAGTTCATACTCATTTCCATATCGTATAAAGCTTGGCAAATTACCAACATGTAATTATTACAATGCCTGAACCACCATCGCCACCGCGGCCGCCTGTTGTGCCACCACCACCACCACCACCACCGCTACCATAAGAACCATTTCCACCCACCCCACCAACGCCCGCATTTGAAGCGGAGCCGCCTGTGCCACCAAAGAAAAACAATGGTTTCCAGATAGCAAATCCGCCAGAGCCATCAAATGAACCGGCCGCTGGTGTTGCTGGGCGTTGTTCACTAAGCCAACTGTTTGAAATGGCCGTCCATAAACCACCTGCAAAATCTGCGCTGGTTGTGCCTGCCCCACCCGTGCCGCCCGTAGTTATTATTGATGTGGTTGGGATAGATTGAGCTGTACCAACAGCACCGGCAACGGCACCACCAGCAACGCCTATTTGGCCTGCAATCAAATCAAAGTGACCTAATCCAGCCAATGGCATTGAACCAATAACGGCAATAGTGCCCGCTGTGCCTGCTGCGCCAACGGCTGCGCCTGTGCCTGTGCCACCGCCCACCGCTGCGGCTGCGCCTGATATAGCCAAGCAATTAGATGCTGTAGTATTAGGAGTAATGGAAACATAAGATAAAACACCTGATCCGGCAGTACCTCCACCAGAACCAACACCTTGCCCGCCTGCGCCTACCTGAACACACAAAACATCAGGAACCAAATGAAGTGGAATAGTTACACGGCTAACAGCGCTTGAGCCACCAGAACCACCGCCACCACGGGCAGATGCGGCAACGCCTGTAAAACCACCACCGCCACCACCACCACCGCCAATGCAAATAATATTCATCATTGCCTTGCCGCGTGGCTTTAACCATGTGTTCCATTGAATGTTAGTAACAGTTGATGGCGTGTTAAAAATCTTAACATCAGCCATGCCATTATTTACACCAATATCGCTGGGGGTGTTAAATAAGTCAAGCATTTAGTATTGCCCTCCTATTGGTGTGCAAACCCATCCAGCGGCCACGGTTGTACCTAAGCCAGCATAAATAGTAAACCCGGCTTTTAAGGCAAAGTTCATAGGGTAATCTATCTCAATAGTGGCTGCCGTTGCTGTGGCTATTGTTGCCGGCAAAGATACTTCACCGTAAAAAACGTTATTGGCTGCTGTTGTATTGGCTGATCCATTATTGATGAATATTCTTACAACCGATGCGGTATTTGTACCAATGGCTTTAAATCTTAGCCTTTGAATAAAGCCCCCGTTTGTAGCATCGGCAGTGAATACCAATTTATTGTGGGTAGCTGTTGCGCCTGTGTAATCTGCTGCCGCTGTTGTAAATGTTGATGGCATTGTAGTGCCGTCATTCACTGAATTATCACCCTGTATTGAATAGATAGGTGCTGTATTTGCTGGCATAATTAATCTACGTTAGCCCCTGATACATTGAATAATCCCGAAGCGTTAATTGTTATCGTTAACGTGTTACCTGCTGTAGCAATTACATCTGCGGGTGTAGTGTCTAAAAGACATACACAAAGCAAAGGCTTTACTATTGAGTTAACCGTTGCGTTACGATAAACTACCGCAAAACGAGCTACAATAGAACCACCCGAAGCTGTCCAAACGGGATCACTTGTCATATCAAAAGTGACTGTACCGCCTGAGTTAGTCCATGTTTCGGATGTGTTAGCTACTCCGCCTGTGGTGTAACCGTTAGCGTTAGCGTGTTCGTTTGTTAAATCTCCATATACGTTTGTCCCTACGCTTAGAGTGTTTGCGTTTGATGTAGATAGAAACAATGCTACTTTCCAGTTTGTTGTATCGTCTAAATCGTGTGTACCATCGGCTAAATATTTCTTAGCGATTTCGTAAACTTTCCATTTTCCTGCTGCCATAGTTTATTTTTTATCGTCTGGGAATAATTTTTTTAATCGTTCAAGTCTTTCGGTCAGGTCTTCATCATTTGGCTTTTGTTCTTCTCTGTCTACATCATAACTAAGCCGTATAAAATCTTGCGGGTAACGCACGGGGCTATCTTTGCCCCTGTTGGCATTGTAGAATAAACAAAGCTGCTGGCGCGTCATTTCCATTGTTAGCTCCCGCTCTTCGTTTCGTTTTTTTCTGTCTTGCCATATCTTTTCTATCCACAGGCTTAAATCATACCAACCAAGCTGCCAGAATATATCGGCACTCATGCCTAGCTCTGTTCTAAACGTTACCTCATAATCATAAACGCTTTCATCTACCGCTTCGCCCCCTTTTTGGGGGCTGGTGCGTTTTTTGGTTTGAACATTTCGAGCATTACCAACGTGGCTTTTTGCGCCTGCTCTTCGCCCATTGCCTCGATCCAATCGCTCACTATATCCATAGTAAGCTCAGGGGCTTTTTTGCCGCTATACTGGCAGGCACTACCATAGAACAGGGCAAGGATGGCCAGCAAATCCTGCTCAGCCATCTTTGCGAAAAGTTCCTGTATGGTTTTGCAGCCAGCTTCGCGGCAGGCAATGGCAATGGCTAACGTGCCACATTTAAAGCCTACCTTTTGGCCTTCGATGGTTGCTTCGTAAATGTTGCTAACCATTAAGACTCAGTTTTTACAGGTGTGCCACTCAATGAGAATTTACCGCTAAAGGTTGACCCCGCATTGAGCGGACCATCCCATGTAAATTCTGTTAATCGTGCCTGTGAATAGATTGTAAGGTTTACCGCATCACCAAAGGCCAATGAAACTTCAGTTCCGGCTAAGTGAATATCAAGCAAATCTTCCACGCCATACGTTGCATCTGGCTTAAAGAAACCATTGAAGGTTACGTTGCCAGTAAGGCCAGACGTTAGGATTGCCCTATTGCCTGAATCATCTTTACAGGTAACATCTATTTCGGTTTGTGTGCTGCTGTATGAGCAGCCGGTTAAGCAGCCAATGGTAGTGCCGCCAACCTTCACAACTACATCGTTTCCATTTAATACTGGCATTGTTTTAGTTATTTAGGTTTAAAAAAATCTGTTTTAGTCTTCTCTTTTGGCGGGTAAACGCCTATATATAGTTCTGCAATTTTACTTCCTATCAATTCGCTGGCAAGTTGTGTTGAGCAGCCCATTATCTTGCCCATTGGCAAAGGTTTCTTTTTGTATGGGTGCTTCCATGCTTTTTTCAATATAACCTTTATATCTGCTGCCATATCAATTAGCTATGCCCTCAAATGTTGTTATCTTAATAAACAAACGCCTGTCAACATCATAGCCGTCAACCTCATTGCTGAATGTTAATGAACCAAAGTCTACACCGTTTATCGTGCCCATTGCCTGCGACCCTAAGGCTGTGATAACGGCACTATTTAAGGCCGTTACATCATCATAAGAAGTAGCATAACTGGCAACATCTATTTGATATGTGTAATCACACCCTTTAGCAAGTTCTGATTTGCCTGAAATCTTGCAGACTACATAACTATCTTTCTCTTCGGCCGGTGCAACCACGGGGTAAACTTTATGGTAAGATTCAAGGCCGCTAACAGTTTTTGAACCTACCAACGCCTGCACCGCTGCGCTGTTTTCAAGTATGTATGTAACAGCTTTAAGCATTTTTCAAAATACGTTTAGCGGTTTGCAACATTCTGCTGCCTATGGCGTTGGCAATGCCCGCCTCAACTTGTGCCTTTGTCTGCTCAAATGCCGGTGCCATGAATGGCTGCGGGCTTGTGCGCGTGCCGTCTCTATTGGTCTTTCCAAACTCAATGAAGTGAGCATGAAACCCTTTATGCCCGCCTGATCTGCGCGGCCCTACTGCCACTTGGCCAACTTCGCCCCCGCGTTTTATGCCAACCTTAACCACGCCAATAGAATCGGCCAGGTTTCCGGTTTTGCCAACGGGTGCCATTAAATGAGCTGCAGCCACCAGCGGAAAGGCCGCATCTGCGTGCGCCTGGGCTAAAACCTTATCAGAAAGGTCTAAAGGCCAAGTGCGCATTAGCTGGTCTATCTCTTTTACGCCCGTTACGCTGAATTTTACCGCGCTCATGTGAAATATTCGTTATCTAACAAGTTTGTTTGAACACTTAAAAACCTTTGCCGCCCCTCATCCAACTCTGATACGTTTAGAATTGAGTATACTTTTGTATCCCAAACCAACCGCATGCTTATCGTTAAATCATTTCGCCACCGGATTACCCAAGTAGTCTGCTGGCTAAATGTTATCCTATCGTTCTGAACCAGCGTATTGCCGCCCCCTTCAATCTTCTTGGCGTTTACCGTTGGGTCTGTTTCTAATTCCTGCCATCCTGTTATTTTATCCTCGTTGCTGGTGCCGTTGGATATAACAGGCTGAATGAAAGTTATTTCACGGTCTAATTCAGCTATTCGCGTGTTCGACTGTAGCATAACTTTCTATAATTTCTTTTTCTTGTGGACTAATTTTGTCCAAAATATTACTCAACTCATAAGGCACACCCAAGAAATAGTTAAACTTCCAAATGTTCTGCTGGCTCTTAACATCAATCACACAAGGAAACTCTATCGGTTCTGCCTTGATGTATTTAAACCCTTTACGCTGCAAGGAAAGGACTGAGTTGTTATCCATGCCTTTAGCTATGCCATCATTCCAAAGTTTCCAGTTCATGGCCTGCAATGCCTTGCGGCTAATCATGCGGCCAGCGCCATAGGTTGAATGACGGCTAATTAAACGCCTACACTCGCCCGTTTCTGAGTTGATGTATGCGGCATCTGTAATGCCAAACACATCATTGCCTAAGTACTTTTTGTAATCGGTAAGCAATTCATTTAAAATCAAATCATCGCTGCCAATTTCCATCAGGTAATCAAATTCAAACTCCTTAGCCTTTTGAAGGCCTGCGTTTTTCTTTTCGCCCAGTGGTTCATTTTTATACATGATCCAATTAACCCCATATTTTTCACAAAGGGGGATCATGGTTTCTTCGCTTATCACCGCCAACGCTTCAATGCTATAATCAGGGTGCGTTTTCATGCGCTGAATGCCCATGAAACAAAGCTCTGTTATTTCTGGCCGCTTCCACACGGCTAAGTATATTAATAGCTTAGTCATAGTTTGCGTTCCATGTTACTTTAATCGTATCAAGCATTGCCATGCTGTTCCAGTTTACCATTGAATTGCCGCCCTGCTGCTCATCTTGCCGATTTTCAAACATTGAAGCCACCTGCATAAGAATAGCCTGCTTTATTTGCTCTGGCAAGGCTTCGCCACTTATATCGTCATAACCAGCATTGTAATCTATAGTTACCGGATGCGGTATGTTTCTTACATCGGATGGCCAAGTATCAACCTCACCATCTGCATTGATAGGATATACACGCGCCACGCGGCTATGAATATCCAATATAAAATCAGTGCCTTCGGTGAGTGTTCCGGTTGTGCCGTCATCTTTTGCGTATGTAAATGACTCAACAGATTGCACGGGGCCATAAGGAAGCTCAATGTAAAGTTTTGAACAAGGGAAGTTATCAAGTTTAACCCTGCGCGTTTGTGTAATGAATGAAAGGCCTGCATAAGCCTCGCACATTCTGCGGGCTGCCTTTATCAGTGAAGTAATGTAACCGTTTTTAGACGTGCCAACATACTCCAAATGAGTTTTGGCATCACCTAAAGAAACCGGCTCAAAATCCGGCTGATCGGTTACAATACTATACTGAATCATTGGGCTTTTAGATTCTGCGCTTCCAGCCCTGTTGCTTGCCTAGCTTTACAAGCTCTTTGGCTTTCTTATCATCGCTGATTTTGATGCCGCCCCAAAACATGATAGCCTCCTTTTCGGTGAGTTGAATTTTCTCACCGCGTTTTGTCATTACGTCTTTTCTAAGACCGTTTGAAAGTTCCTCCTGCTTCAGGAGAAAGCTTCGTGTAGCAATTGCTGTTATCATAAATCTTTAAAATTATAGTTCACTCCAAACAATGGTTAAGTCCTCAGCCGCGCTGGTAACTATGGTTAAGCCCGTGTTAAACACTATGCCCCCAAAGTTCTGATTGTACTGATTCAATAATATGGATGCGGGGTTGGTGATGGTTGCTATTTTAGTACCACTGGCAGCGGTATTATCATAAACAGTTATCACCCCGTTAGCCACCGATTTATTATTGATGATGGCAAACAACTGCCCACGACCGGATTTAACGGTCGTGGTAGTTGCTGTAGTTATGTTGGTATATTTTTTACCAAAAGCCATGCGCTAACTAATTAGGTCAGTGCAGGCAAATCAGAAGCGTCCCAATCCTTACAGATAGAGAATTCGAGCGGTTGCTCAACATCTACATCCATAAAGCCATTCACGATAAAGCGATCTTTACCGCCAAGTTTCTGCGTGATAGGGTCATAAGTCAAATCAATACCGCCCCACATACCGCAAATCAACCCTGCCCAGTTGCTTGAGTAAGCAATACCGCAAAGGTCTGTTTGTGAACCTTCGGAAAGGTTTGAGGGGATGATTTCTGACGTGAAGAAAGGATCACCGGCAAGGCCTGCATATCCGGGCTTCAAAATAAAGTTACCTTCAACGCCTGACGCTTGGATAGGCGTGTTAAACAAAGCATACTCACCGTAAGCGTTAGTTACCCAACCAGCGC